CCCATCCAATTACTTGTGCTTCGAGCCTGTCCCCCTGGACATCCACACCCGCTGTAACTAATAAAATATTATTCGGAATATTTGTATAATCATATTCCTCTCTTTGATTCATTAATGAGCTATGCTCAATACTTTCACCCGGATCATCGAATGTTTTACCCAATGAAGTATTTACCCAGGTCTTTAACATTTCAGGTTGACTTTTAACAGCATAAAAATCAACAGCCATATCTTTCCATGTCCTCCAGGGAGAATATAGTTCGGATATATGAAAACCTGCAGTTTTTTTTGTTTCCTGGGTGGCTACCCATTTACCTTTAGATAGCATCCACATCTTTTTAGTTTCAGGTATTACAAACTCGCAATGCTTACAAGCATATTCAGCTGTTTCAGGTTTTTTTGATTCCCAGTGTATTTGTTCCCATTCAAGCGTTTGATATTTATTACACTCAGGGCACGGAACATGATAATAACGTTGATCGGATTGTTCAAATGCAATTTCAATCCTTGACAAACCTTTTATAGTAGGGGTTGATGTGATAAAAACCTTTCTATTCCAAAATGTTGTGGTACGTTTAATAGCTAAATTAATAGGGTCCCCTTCCGCCCCGGCGCTCGCTTCGTACCGATCAATTTCATCGCAAAGCAATATTCTAATTGGGCGGGAAGCGAGTCCCGCTGCTGAATTAGAACCCACTATATTAATATTTCCGCCTGGGAATTGTTTTGATAATACAGTGTTAGAGCTATCTTTGCTTCTTGGGTCTTTTACTTTAGCTCTTAATTGATCACAGTCACGAATCATATTAGCAAGTCTATCTTTGCTCCATGCTTGGGCCATTTGCAGGGTGGGCTGCAAAACTAAGCAAGGGCTTGGGTCTTGATCAATATAGTAGCCAACGATATTGTTTAATATTTCTGTGGCTCCTACTTGCGCGCTTTTCATAAAAACAATAGTATTAATTTTAGGATTATTAGTAGCATCCATAATACCTTTCTGGTAGGGAGCTCTTGATGTTTTCCACATGCCCGCTTCTGCTGAAGATTCCGGGGATAACGTTCTGTATTCGTCAGCCCATTCTGAAACAGTTAAATTAGGAGGTGGTGTCCAGGCTTTTTTTGTTGATAAGAGTATTTTCTCTATATTCTCTTGGTATTGGGTCATTCGCTAATTCCTCTAATGCTTCATATATTGAATCTTTTATTATTTTTTCTACTTCGTTAAAATCTTCGCTTGCTAATACTAAATGGCTAACTTTATTTGGTATTGTTAATAGCTTGCCTCTGCAATTGCCTGCATAATTAATCCAGGTAGATTCTACCTGGTCTGTAGGTATTAACTTCCCCTCAATAACAGCAACGTCAAGCTGAGCTTTCCTAGCTTGTGCCGCTGTCAACTTAGTTTTTTCTTCAGTTATATCTCCTGTTCCATCCTTAAGTGTATATCTAGCTTTTTGCTGTAGTTCTTCTATGTAAGATTGCCTACAATGGTCTAAATCAAGAGGACTAGGCCCAGGTTTAGGTTTAAAAACACCTTTTTCGATTAATTTGCCCACATTTTGTACTGACATAAACAAATGCTCAGCTACTTCTTTTCTACTTGCCATAATTTAAAATTAAACTCAATATATAAAAAGGGTGTCTAATGAGACACCGAGAGCGAATAACCACGAGCGTCATACCCGCCAGAGTACCTGTTGTTTTCAGACATGCCCTTGTATTATTCATATTATTGGTTCCATGCTGTATCTTTTCAATGTATCTATAGGAATTAGAAAGCATCTTCCTAAGCCCACTTTAACGGGGTAACATTCGTTACGGAGTATGCACTCTATAATTTTTATCGGCTTAATCCATAAAAACCCTTTAGATGCATGAATGCACCAATAGTTTGCTTTAGTAGTAAGTATGTCTCCAGGCTGATTGTTTCTTTCATATTCAATAATAATGTTGCCAGTTGTTTCAGATTTTTTATCGTATTTAACTTCAATGCTCTTATGTAATTCCGGAATCCATATATCGTAATCTACAAATTGACCTTCAATGCGTGTAGCTAACGGATATTTATTGCGTAAAGCCTTTAAAACTTTTTCTTCATAATAAATCCCCATGCTTAATGCGGCAGCAAATGTCATTTCGATTTATATCCAGCTTTTTTAATATAATAGTTAGCAACCTTTTCAAACTTTAATGGTGCAATATAGTTTGCAGCTTTAACAGCAACCCTGTAAAAAGGATATATTGCTTGATATTGCGGATTAGTTTCAAACCTATGAATAATCTTTAGCCCATCTTTTTTGCGTTCAAACACCCCATAGGTTCCTTTAACCGTTGCTTTGAATTGTTTACCCTTAACAACGCCTGATTTTCTTCCTGGTATATTCCCATATTGGTTTAGCTTTGCATTAACGGTAGGGACCGCGGTATTTTTAACAGGCCTAACTCCGCCTACAATGTTTCTATGTATAAAGCCTTGCGCCCAGTCTCTGAATGTTATTGTTGCTTGTAGTTTGTTTTTCTTTGCAAAAATTACGTAAACGCTATTTATGGTTTGAGGTTTAGGCTTATCAAAAGATTTTTTTATAGAAACTTTTTCTAGCTCTTGTATACGTTTAGCTGTATCATTTAATGCAATCCTTGTAACATTAGGAATATCTACTCTTTTAAACTTTTGTAAGTCTTTATTAAAACTTTTTATATTGTTATGTATTGATACTTTCATATTGTGTTATTACTCCACTTATTTTGTGAACCATTTTCTTTGTTTTTATAAAATCTTTTGTCATTGATATTAATATTTCGTTAATGTGAAAGATTATAACATTTTCTTTAGATTTATACTTTTGGAAGGCTATTGGTACATCGTCTTTATTTATGCAAATAATAATTTTATCGTTTGTACTCGGGTGCTCTGTATATATAAATTCTGGTGATAATGTATTATAACCTCGATTTGTAGCATCTACTATTAATGCCTCATAAGCTCTTGTCATCATTTGGGTGTACTTTATTTCATTTGCTTGTGAATATTCATTATTATATTTTTTTTCAGCTCTTTTAAACCGTAATAACAATTCAGGGCTTATTAGTCCCATAATGCGTTGCTTGCCCCACTCTAAAATTATTTTTGATTTTATGTGCGTTAATTGCTGTACAGCTTCATTTAAAACTTTGTTTTGTTGTTGAGCTTTTAATTCTTTAATTTTTGTTTGTTTATAATTCATAGTTACATAAATGGTTACATTTTAATAGAAAGCGACTTATTAAAAAGTTACATGAGTTACATATACCTAAAGGTATATGCATGTAACTCAAAATGTAACTCTTTTTTTTGTTAAGTTGAGGAATAAATGTAACTAAAAAGTAACTCATGTAACTAAAAATGTAACTAATCAATAACATCATATTTTTTAGCTTGATAGCCCTTACCTTGTTCATAATAAATTTTCCCAGCTTCTTTTAATCTTTTAATACGCTGTTTAACGGCACTATCTTTTAAATCTGAAGCATTAATAATCTCTTTTTGGGTTACCCATATAGAAATAGGATCAAGATTTTCCGCAGCAGCTCTTTGTGCTTGTATTTCAGCAATAACTATAATAGTCTCTTCTGTCTTTGAGTCTTCTTCTTTAAATATATCATACTCGGTTTTAACTAATACTCCAGAAGTCATTCCGGGGTAATTAATTAAATCTATTTCTTTAAACTTAAAATATTTAGGGCTCATAGGCTTACCATCTTTAATAAGAGTCTGGGTAAACTCTACTTTCATTTCTTCACCTTCATCTTTAGGACGTTTAACAGCAAATTCAGCATCAACTGCAGCAGGGAGAACAGAGGAGCCCCGTGCTCTTCCAGAACTGCTATGGCCTGTATGATGCACTAAAGCTATACAACAGCCAAACTCGGACTTTAAATGGTCTACGCGCTCAATAAACTTATTCATATCTTCAGTGCTATTTTCGTTACCGGCACCAAAGTTACGGGCTAAGGTGTCTACATATAAACACCCAATATCACCAAATTCATCTGCTACTTGCCGTATATGATTAATTAAGTTTTGGTGATCTTTTTCATCTAAAAACCTTACTCCTCTATCAGATACAAACATTTTTGAATCATACAATGAATGTCCATAATAATGCTCCCAGGCTTGCACACGTCTTGCAATACCTCTTTGGCCTTCACCCGCTAAGTAAATAATAGGAGTCTGTTCTGTTTTGTGCGTTTGCCAAGGTATACCAAGAGAAGAACACAATGCCATATCAATAGCTATAAATGATTTACCACTTTTAGGAGCTCCATATATATCTATAACAGAATCTTTCTCCATTATGTCCTCAATAATCCATTCAGGCTCTTGTATGTTAGCTATTAAATCAGATATTTTTCTTAATACTAATGATGGTTTCTGTGGTTTTGAAACAGAAGACTCTAGGTATTGCTTGAAAGTATCTTTATTATAATCAGCTCTTTTATATGCATCATATAGATCATCTTTATCATTAAAAGATTTTGGAATTTTTGCTATTTGTACTTTACAATTATTTTCAGTTAAATATTTGCTAAGCTCATTTGCACATTTAAGGCCAGCCTCGTCATTATCCGGCCATATAATAATATTTTTATTAAAAATAGGTTTCCAATCAGCATTTTTCCAACTGTTAACTCCTCCATGCCAGGTAGCAGTAGGGCCATCGTATAGTTGATTACAACCGATTGTAGCCTTTTCTCCTTCATTAATTATAATAGTCCCTTCTGCTTCTTTATAATAAATAGGCATTAAGCCTTCTGGGCGCTTTAAATACCATGCTTCACCTTTTTTGCAAAAAGGAGCATATTTTTGTTTAATAAAATGTGTAGGAGGAAACCTCATTACTACAAAATTATTTGTATATTTTAAAATAATTTCAGATTGTTTTGCTAGCTCCTGCATTTGCGCATAAGTGTATTGCTTGTATGTTTTTTGTTCCTGGTGAACTTCTGGATTATACATATTTAGTATATCATTACGATTTTGATTAAAATGGTCTATTAACCATATAACTCCTCCGCCCTCATCTAATTCGAAGCTAAAAAATAGTCCGGTTTCAAGATTGAGGCACCAACTTCCATTAGTGCCCCATCTGTATTCCATACTAGTTTGCTTCGTCGGCTTACCTAATAAATGAAGTCCTACCTGAGGAGCCAACTGTACAAAGTTGACATCTCTCATTGTTAAAACGGTAAATCGTCTTCAGTAGTAGGCTTAGGACTTGGCTCGGCAAAGTCAAAGCTGTTATTAGCTTCTTCTATTGCTTGCTCCATTGGCATGTCCATATCATAAGATGCGAACTCAGCCGGCTTTTCAGTCCATTTAACAAATTCAAATAATGGAATTGCGGCCTGTCCGACTTTGAATTTCTCAACTGTTGCTCCTGTATACTTTACATGAACAACTTTTCCTTCATTGGCTTTAATATCATTCCAGAAAGTAGAACATAGATTATTAAATCCTTGACCTTCTCCCCAGCTAAATCTTCGCCATATTTTAGAGCCATGTTCTTTTGAGTATATCCAAATACTAAATGCTCTTTTATAATCGGAAGAAGGTTGCCCTTTCGAAACACCAGGCTTTTCATCCCAAACCCAATTATAACCTCCTTCGTAAATGCCCCACCCCGTTTGGATTGTTGCAGGATCAACAAGAATATGTACTATATCCTCATGTATCTCTTCTCCAATCATCCAACACTTATCTGCGCTGCTATGTTTAATAAAAACATTATCAGCACTGCTATTTATACCTAAAATATCCATAAAACCTCCTTTAGTGGATTATCGGTTGCGCGTCATTGCGCCATTTTTCAATTAATACATATCTAAATTCAGATACGTAATCATCAAAACTCATTTTGATTCTCAAATCGGTTTCTAAATATTCTAAATATTCTAAAACACAAAATTCTGAAAATCTTAAATCTTTATTATTCTCCGTTGACATACGCTAGAAAAATCTTATTTTTTTTAATTATGTCTATAAAGTCTTCCCATTTGCAGGTAAAAATTTTATTGTTATCTTTAGGCTCATCTTTCATAACTGACCAAAATGGCATAGCTACTTCAATAGGGCTTCTATTATATTTATAAACTAAAACAGGTATTCTTGTCTCGCCGGCAGATACACACACTTGATTCCACCACCCAGACTTGTATCCTTTGCCGTCGGCGTAACACTTGCATTCAATAGCATAGTTTAAAAAGTTAATATCACATTCACCTTTTTTGTATAACTGCTCAAAGTTTCTTGTAATATGTATATTTGCATTATATTCATCAGAAAAATCTTTTAATAAGTTAACAATTTTTCTTTCAAAAGCCGCTCCTTTATTTCTGCTGTTTACCATTTAAAGCCTTGTTTATATGTTTTGCTTTCTTTTTAAAAGACCACTCAAGAAATTTATCAAGTAAACTTTCAAAAAAACTGTTTATATTTTTTTTCTTTTTATTAATTCTTTTATGCATTTTGCTTTTACTTTTAATTTTGTATTCGGGTTATTTATTAATGATTGCAATTCTGTAATAACTGCAGACTTTAAATAATAATTTTGTAATTCATATTTATTAGTTAACTTATTTCTAAGCTTTACTGTTTTTTTTACTTTTTCCGGCATTTTTAAATATTTTATCCCAGTTATTATTTATTTTCTTTTTATCTTCAGGCCTACGTTTTGAACCTTTTCCGCTGAGCTCATTAGACATTATTTTTTAACTTATCTTTGAGCAATTGTTCTACAACAAAAATCATTTTTTTACCGTTTTTGTCACAATATTCTTTTAACAATTTATGCATTTCAACATTTATCCAGACCGCCTTCATTTGGTTATTATCCATATTTTTTAATCCTTAGTGTTTTTGTTCTTATTGACCTTGCTTCTTTAGCAAGAACTATTTTCTCAGGCTGGGCTTTGTAGTTAATCATAGGCCACATAATTGTGTGCTGGTTCGTTTGGCCTCCGTCAGCATCTTGTATTAATTCTTTTAGCATAAGTTCTTGTTTATCTATATCAATGTTTAATAATTTGATATGTTCTTTTTTATTCAGTATAGCGTCACAAATAATGTCTGCCTCTCGCTCTAACGTAATTATATCTTTATTAACCTTTTTGTATACTATATTTGCATCACCAGTTGAAGAAGGTGGATAATATTCTTTATTTCTTACTCTATGATCAAAATCTAATACAAGCGATTGCAATTCATTTTGAAATTCAGGTTTTCTTGAATATAAGTATATTCTAAAATCTGTTGATTGCCATAAAACAACAATAGCGGCCCAACCATAACCAGTACACTCCATTAAACCTTTTGCTTGCAATACGCCCCGCCATTCTTCGAGCTCATTAGTTGCAATATTACGGGTAGCCTTGCATTCAATAACCCCTGGGCCATCTAATACTATTGTTTCTTGCTCAGGAATAATTACATAATCAAGATCGCCATTTTTAAATGTTACTCCGTTCGCAACTCCCGTAGCATCTAAGGACCCGGCTAGTGGTAGTGTAGGGTGCATCACGGGCTGCTCATAATCAACTTTTACACTTTCTAAGCCTAATATACTCTTTGCTTCTTCGCACAAAACCGGCTCTAATATGTCTCCCATGCGCTGTAGCATTAATTGAGGGGTTTGTTCTGGGATATTTCCTTCACTTGCTCTAATTGCAGTGTCAAGCCACTCATTTCTGGATTGATATTGGCTAATGCCTTTTATGTAAGGCAAAGTTGAACAACTTGCTTGATCATAACGTGTTTTTTTACCTACCATTTTTGCTCCTATAATATAAATCTGTTATTTCATTTAACGATAATTCTGACGGATAAACATGGGTTTCTTCTTTTTTATCAGTATATCGATCAGTTATTTTAATTGTGCCATCGTTAAATATAATTTTTGTATACTTATGATCTCCCCAATTATTAATATGCATTAATTTAATGCTTTGAGACCATTTAACAATTGATGATATTTCGTTTATAGGTATCATGATTAATAAGACATATAAGATTTATTAATTGCTTTTAATTTAGTGATTATATTTTTAAAATCTTTAACCGAATATTCTGCATCATCATAATGAAATACAGTAGTTTCAATTGGGTTTTCAATTGGATTGTCTTCAATAACATTTAAAAACCATAACAAAAACTGAACTTCGTCTTTATTAAATTTACGTTGACTTAGATTCAAATTCATTTATTAATCCCCATTAAATATGCAATTTCAGTTAAAGAGTCTCTTACGATATATTCTTTACTATTTGCCTGGACTTTTGTTTCGCCTGTTAAAAAATCTTTGTAATAGCCTCTTATTGCTCGTTTAGGTAATATTAAAGGTTGCATTTTACCAACTTCATTTAATTTAATATCCATTATTTACCGCCTCTATCTTTAATAATTAACGCTACCCCATAACATAAATAAGCTATAACGCTTAAAATCATTAGCATTTGTATTTTTTCAATCATTAGTTGCTCTTCTTAGTTAATTTAACTGTATGACCTTGCTTTATTAATCTAGCTCTTTTGTTAGCCATATAAAATAGATCGCTAGTTTTAATAGCAACCACCCAACCTATGCTAGGTAGTTGTACTTGTAGTGTGTATCTAGTCATTATACTGCTCTTCTAAATCAGAAACTATGCTTGACATACCACTATTAAGAAAATTATTTAATGCAGTGCTTCTAAAATCTACACCTCTCGAATCACACTCATAGTTTAATTCACCAAGTATTGACCATGCTCTATGTGCATCATTAATCATTTTTTGTGTTACTTTTTTCTTTTTCATGTTATAAAACTCCTTGTGATTTAAGTTCAGCTTCTGCAAGTTCTTCAAAAGACTTGCCACCCATTTTATGATCCCAATCCATAGAATTACTGCCTTGAGACATTTCTACATAATCTTTTGATTTACACCATATTTTTTCTTTAGCAAATTGTTCTGAAAGATTTTTAGGTATTTCTAAAGTGATATCATAATCATCAACATTTAACATGCTATAGCAATTGCCACATTCAATAGTTGCACAAGTATCAACAAAGTCACCTTCCTTAATTTGCTCCATTTCTAACATTGCACTGTAAGAATAAGAACCGCCGCATGAGCAGTCCTTTATATGCTTGTCAAAAAATACTTCAGCAGCATCAATGTGGTTTTTACCCCAAGCATTAATGATACCAGTTACTTTAATTTTATTTTTCATGTTATTTAACTCCTTAATTTTATTTAACATAAGTATATTATACGAAGTAAATATATAAATGTATACCTTTTTATATGTATTTATTTATATAATATTTGTAAATGATAAAGTAGAATAAATAAGAGGCCGATAAAAAATATAAATACTCCTACTCTCTAACCTCCATATTTTAGTCGGTCTCTTTTAATAAAGGCCTCATAATAGGAACAGAAGATAAGCTATTTAAAGTTGCTTGGAAGGAATCTAATTCCATCGTAGATGTTATTGCAGCCTGGTTGAAAGTAAAATATGTTTGTGAACTATTGTTATGCATAAAATATATACGCTTACTGGGAAAAAAAACAAAAGCAATGATAGAGCAATTATAATTACGATAAATCTCTGATTGTGTTCTGCTATTTTCTGTAGCATATACATATTTTCCTTCTGGGCTTTTATTCCGAGATTTTACTTGCACGGTATACATAGCTGATCCTAATTCACAAATTAAATCAGCAGGATGCTTTTCTTGGCAAGGGAAACAAAAATCGCAATATTCCAAAAGAAATGATTGTACTAATGACTCAGCTAAGGCGCCTAATCTTGAATTGTTTTGGTGGTCGTCTGCGGTTTTAGTTGGCATTTTTTTAACTCTTCTGAATTAAATATTGCACGTCTTCCTACCTGTTGTGCATATTTTGAATTTAATAATTCGTCTCCGGCTTTATCCCATTCATTTAGTTCTATATAGCTGCGCGTTTTGCGGAATGATAACCATGTATGTATACCCATATTAAAAACTAAATCAATACAGACCATCTGAGCTCTTCCAGGCAGCATTTTGTACGCAGGCCAATGCTTATCTAAACTTTGTATAGCAGTCTTAATATCATTATCTAATAAATGCATAGCTTCTTTTTTTGATATGCCATTTGTTTCAAGGTTTCTTCCAACGCCTATGCTTGTATAACCTTGAGAACATTCATACGGCTTTAATACTAATGACTCCCATTGTATTAATCGTTTTTTAACAATATCTTTCATTTCACTTTTTTGTTTTTTCGTAAGTGCGTAATGTTGACATGCCCAGCATTGCCATAACGATTGTAGATAATTGGCTAAAGTCAAATTCAGGGGTATTAAAGTTAATATTATTAATTATAAGAATATATTGAATTACCGGCTCTAAAATAAAATGATAAGCGATTGAAAGACCACATATCCAACCAATAAATGGGCGCCAACCTGCAACAAAAATATTACTGTGTTTTGCTTCAACTTTATTAACTTCTAATTGTGCTCTATTAAGAGAAATAATTTCTTTTTCAATCTCATGAGATAGTTTAATTTTTAAATCTTTATCCGCAACCAGTTTGTCTAAAATCTGACTAACAGGTTCAATAAGTTTATCTAGCATTTAGATTGATGTTTTTATTATCAGGGTGATAAGAGAACCAACGATTGTTGTAAGACCGCCAAGAAGCCATATTTTCATATTATCAACTGATTCTTGCAAGTTATCAGTTTTCTTGTATATGGTTTTCCACCTTTCCCTACACTCGCGTTCATGGACTCTTAGGTCTGCATGAACATCATTAGCAGTTTTACGCGCAGTCATTATTTTTCCTCTACAACCTCAGCTTCTTCGACTGCATTTATAGCTTTATCAAAAGATTCAATAACTAAGTTTTTATATTCATTAGTAATTACATAATCATCATAAACATCTTGCAGTCTAGCTAGTTTTTTTCCAGCAACATTTAATTTAGCTGCTAAACCTAGCTGATCTTCGTTTAGATCAGAAGCTCTATATTCAACTCCATTAAAATTAATTATTACTGGTTCTTGGTTTTCCATCTTGTTTTCTTCTTTGCTCATCTATATCTCCATATAATTTTATTAAAAATAAATTATATATTAATTTTCTATAGTTTTGGTTACAGAGCTTGGATTTTTTTCATTTTCAATTTGCTGATCTAAACCAACTTCTAAAGCAGTAACAGCTTCTTCACCCATAACATCTTTAACCCAACCCTCTATCATTGCTGAAGTTACTTCATCAAAAGGTTTAAAGTCTTGTATATCTGCTGTATTTAAAGACTGAGTTCCATAAGCTGATCCTACATAGTCTTCATCTTCTTTTTTTACACGCCAATGCACATTATAAATTACTTCTTCATGTCCATCTTGTTCGTGTGTATATACGTCTACTGTTTTGCAATCCCAATCCATTTTATTCTCCTTTAAGGTTATTAATTTGTGTTTTTAATTCTTCTATTTGTGTTTGTTGTTCTTTCATACCTGCAACTAAATGCACTACTAATTTACTGTAATCCATTTGGTACATATCTTCTTCAGAACCTGTTACAGCGTTAGGTACTATGTCTAACACTTCTTGTGCTATAAGACCCTCGTCTGCTTGTCCATCAGCTTTCCAGTTATAAGCTACTGGGTTGAGTTCGTTAATTACTTCTAATCCACGAGCTTCGCCTGTAACGTCTTTTAATCTTGCATCTGAAGATGTGTTGTAGGCTGTTGCTGAAGATGTAACTGATATACTTCCAACTGTTGTGCCATCTTTGTAAAAGGAAACAATACCGCCATCTGTACCTAGTCTATTAAAATTACCACTAACGTCATTAGTATTTGTTGCTAGTATTTCTCCACCATTTCTTAAAACAACTCCATTATTTGCTAAAGCATTATTAGTCTTACCCACAAGCAGATTTCCTGACGCGTCTAGCCTAGCCTTCTCACTTCCATCAATATCAAAGGTTATTCTTGTTCCACTTTGAGAGTCTCCAGCATCAGCCGAGAAACCTAAATGTCCACTATTGCCTGATATTTCAGAATAACCGCCAGCTGTATCAGTTATTCTAAATCTTGGATTTGCTGCTGCTAATTCAAGCTCTCTGCTTGGGGATGCGGTGCCAATTCCCACGCTGCCTGAATCTCTACAAAATAGGACATTACCACTTGTAAAATCTGCACCACCCTCTACATTTAATATGCCTAGTCCACTTGCACCAGTTCTACCAATTAATACGGTGCCTGACGCGTCAATTCTCATTTTTTCTTGACCGCTT